AACATTAGCTGTCTCATATTCTTCAGAAAGTTTTTCAAGTCCATTTTCAATTTCTTTAATTTGATCTTGCTTTTCTGTAATAGACTTATTTTTAAATTCTTCTTCGATCTCTTGTTTACAGGTCGGGCAGCTTGTGTTTTTGCTGAAGAACTCAACATCATCATTGAGGAGCGACATTCTCGCATGGATTTGGTGCCGTAATTGCGAGAGTTTATTGATCTTCTTTGAAATGCTTTCATTGTCCTCTACTTGTAATTGTAGTTTATCTATTTCATCAACTATAGTGTTATGTTTAATATATATTTCTGTTATTTGTTTATCAGTATCATTTATTTGAGATTGTTTTTCCTCAATCAATTTATCAGTATTAGATTGCATCTCTTTTAGATGTTCTTTTGTCATTTCAATTTTAGATTCAATTAATCTTTTTTCTGAAACAACATTACTGATACTGTCATTGTTCTTTAGTATTTTATCTTTCAATAAAGAATTCATCGTAGTGAAAATTTGAAGATCAAGAAGATCCTCGATAATCTCTCTACGATGACCTCCCGGTAACTGCATAAATGGCTGAAAAGTTGCTGATCCAAGAATAACAACTTGATTAAATGATTTGTGATTTACCTTCAGAATATGTTTCTCTAATATTTCTTGATAATCTTTGACATCGGCAGACTGATTTAGCATGTCTTCGTTCTGATAAACTTCAAATATGTTAGGTTTAATTCCACGAATAATTTTATATTGATTTGTGCCAATAGAGAACTCTACTTCTACCACACAGTTTTTTTCTGTGATTGAGTTAACGAGTTGTGGTTTGTTGATTTTACGAAATGGTTTACCAAATAAACCAAAAGATAAAGCATCAAGAAGAGTTGATTTACCAGCTCCATTCTGACCAACTATAAGAGTTGTATCTTTACCACATAAGTCTATTTCAGTAAACACATTACCTGTAGAAAGTAAATTCTTCCATCTAATCTTTTTAAAATATATCATTCTAGTGTCAATGCCTCATGATACAATTCACTTATTTTCTTTTGTAACTTTATTTTATCTACACCTTTAATTTCGACATTATCAATATATTTGTTGAATATTTCAAGAGTTGATTCAGCTTCGTTGACAATATCCTGATCTTCTTCTAGACCAAGATTTAAATGATCTTCAACAATCTGTATATCTACTGGATTTTGTTTCTCTATATTATCAACAAACTTTTCAAACCAGAAAGGATTATTCTTTTCCTGAACGATTACCTTAACAATACAACCTGCAAACTGCTCATAATCCATTTCGCTGTCTAGGAACTCTTCGCTCCCATCATTATACCAAACTTTCTTAAACATCTTATAGGGGTTTTCAATAAATGTTAGTTCTCTTGTTTCTGTGTCAAAGATATGAAACCCTCGAGGATCATTGTAATCAGACCAAGTATACTCTGCAGGAGAACCGAGATAATAAATATTACCACGGTTTGACCGATGATGGTAATGCCCAGAACAGACAATATCAAAACGTCCAAACAGAGTTGGATCGTCGCCATGTGAAACGATGGATCCCTTAAACATTTCGAAGCCTTCGAGTTCCAAATGACCGAAAGCAATTTGCGCATCTGTATTCCTTATCAGATTAAAAGAATGTTCTCTATTCTCATCGCATATCCACGGAATTAACAGAATTTTAGTATCACCGAACATTACTTCGGTTGTGTCATCATATATATTTAGGGTCGTATAGTTCTCGTATGAGCCAAAAAGTTCAATAAAAGAACTCACTTTATTAGTATTTTTATGATACGTATCATGATTACCAATAATCTGATGCCATTCGATGCCTTGATTTAAGGCTGGCTCGATGAGATCTTTTCGTAAACGATACGCCGTGTTGATGTTAATATACTTACGACGGTCAATAATGTCCCCACAATGCACAACAGTGCGTATTCCATTATCAGCAAGATAAGGGAAAAAAACATTAGAATAAAATTTCTGCATATAATCATGAAATGCCAAAGAGTCATTTCTTACTCCTGCATGACTGTCTGTTAAAAGGCCAATTTTCATTTCTTATTTTGCACCAATATTGGGCCACGAGAATGTTTTGCGACCACAGATGCAGAAAAGTCACGAATTGCTTCTAACCTCAACAAAAGATTTACTTTCTCGTTCTCAGATAGGGTTTTTGAGTCCAGTCTTTCTGCGATGTCAGAAATATTAATTGGCACTAGATGTAGATTCTTTTTCATTTTCTTCTTCTCCTGAGAACTTTTCTACTCCAACCATTTTACTTGACTTTTTAGTTTTAGGCAAGTTATTTTTATCTTCAAAAGATCTTACTATTTCGGAGGAGTATTCGTTTGCTTTAAGATGTATATTCTCAGCATCTGACCAGAGTTCATTCATCATAAAACTGTTTTCAAAATTCTTATGTTTTATATAGGTTTGTTTTTTCTCTTTTTGTATTCTACGAATAAAAGCATTCCAAGCAATTTGTGTAAAATAGGCAAAAGGATTATTTGTTCTTTCCGGATCAAAATTATCCACAGCTGCAACACAGTCCATAATTGCATCTGAAATCATATCCATTTTATATGTATATCCAGAAAAGTTTGGTTTCTTTGCTAGATTACTACAGATAAGAATGATAGACTCCCCAATATACTTTGGAACAATTGGAGCTTCTTCGTCGTTTGCTTTTGCCTCTTTGACTTCATTTTTGTAATGAATCATAGAACCATAAAGTGTTTTGTTGTTAATGTAATTGTTTTTCTTTCTCATATTTCTAGCCTCAATTAAAATCATATCTCTGAGTTGGGTTCACAGCTTTACCTTTTATCATAATATTAAAGGCAATGCATATTCTGTTCTCTTCTGATTTAGAATATGCTTTTTCTACACAATGAGGCAACCAACTCTGCCAAAAATGTATATTACCTTTTTCTGGTATAATATGATACTTTCCACAATTATATACATCACGTTCATGATAGTCTGGTTGTATTACTTCACTTCCAGGTCTTGGGTCTGTTATTACTAACTGACCACAATCTTTTGGAGTTTTAACATAAAACACTCCACTTAAAAAAGAATTAGGATGAATATGCTTTAGATGCATATTTCTTCCTCTAGAAATATTCGCCCACATTGAAGTTATAAAATGCGAGTCTCTTTTTACTTTAAAGAAATTTAGTATAAAATTACTTTCTTTCAAAACAATATCAGATAACTCTTTTAATTCTGGTTTATCATTTAGATTATCGTGAGAAGTAAACCCCTCTTCTTCGGCAAATATTCCCTCTTTATTTTTCCACAAAGACAAAAGATATTCTTCTAATCTATCACACAGACTATCATCATTTATCTTACCCTGAAACACTAAACTAGGAAATAGTTGTAATGTTGTTTTGTTCTCAATGAAATACTCCATTTATGTTACTTTCAATTTTACCTGATAGAGTTTGTACTTGAACTTCTCTTCATTATATATCTTAATTCGTTCCATAAAATGTAGTATAGTAAAGTTCTTTCTGTTCTTCCAAGTTAAATCATCTGCTATGTCGTATAAGGTAGCAGCAGTTTTAGTATCAGACTTACGTAACCCCCTGCCAATGGACTGAAGATTCCGAATGCGAGACTTGCTTGGGCTAGCAAAAATAACACTATGCAGATTCTTAATATTGACGCCGGTAGAAAAAGTACCATAACTAGCGACAATAATAGCATCTGATTCATTTTCCACAATCCTTCTAATTTCTTCTCGTTCTTCTCCATCTACAGAACCAGAAACATAAAACACTTTCCTATCACCAGCTTCTCTCTTAATAATATCATATAATACTTTTCCGTGTTTGTCAACGAATTGAAATAATAAAAGAGTATTACCTTCAAGAGACAATGCTAAATTTTTAATAAAATTGTTTCGTTCTGGCATTCTGACGATATAATCTATTTCATCTTGATATTTTAAAGAAGAAACATATTTTCTAACTTCATCAGGATAACTGAGAACTAATGCTTTAATACTAAATTCCGCCAGATGTTTCTTTTCAATCAATTCTGATGTAGATATAACTTTACGAACAGGTCCAAACAATCCTTCAAGAACGAGGCGGTTTGTTTCAGTTCCATCCAGAGTTCCGGTAAAGCCAAAGCGATATTTACAATTATCAAGTTTAGACATAATAGAAGCAAGCGATTTTGCTTTAAAAAGATGTGCTTCATCTCCTATCACTACATCAAAATTTGAGAAATACGTCTTAGGTAATTTGTAAACCGATTGCCACGTTGTGATGGTAATCGGCTTATCTGATACTTTATCTTGTCCAGAAAATACACGATGTACCCACATATTAGAGTCAAACCCGTAGTCAGCAAAATCAGAGGCAAGCTGAGAAACAAGAGAAGTAGTTGGAACAACAATAAGAGTGCGACTCGCATAATACCTCGTTAATAGATAGATGATGAATGATTTACCAGATGCGGTAGGCGATAATAATAAAGCTCTCCTTTCACGAACTGCATGCATAAACGCCTCGATCTGATAATCTCTTGGCTGCATGGTTGGTTTCAATTTAGCGATAAACTCGTTCGCTTCTTTGACAGAAAATTCTTCTGAACTAAAATCAGAAAGATGTTCGATAATATATTCTCTTGATCTACAGAATTCTTCAACATATCTAAGAAGACCAGCATATAATAAACCAGTCATAACATTCAAAAGTCTAATCTTACCATCCCAAAATTTACTTCTATATGCTGGCATGAATTTAGCGCCAGGGACATTGAAAGTAAAATACTCACTCAACTCCATCATAACACCAGGATCAGCTTTGATCTTTATATACACCTCATCGAATTTCTCGATCTCAACTACATCTACCATTATGCTCCCATCGTAAACCTTTGCCAATCAATAGCGTTCTTTATTATATAGCCTCTGTTAATAATAGTCTTAATTACTGAATCTAGGAATTCTATTTTCTCATGTTGCATACCAATTTTCAAACTTAAATTAATCATATCTTTATCAGCATCAATATACATTGGTAGATCGCCTTTAAGTATCATTCCCCTTGGTGGTAGTTTCCACCCTTTCTCTTTTGTTTCGTCGTTTGGTCCTTGAGTGAGAAATTCATACTTATCGAGTTTTAGTTGTTTCATTTCTGCTTCGAGTTTACGTAGCAGTAATCTTTCTTTAATTAAAATATTATAATATTTGCTGTGGAGTTTGGGAACCTTTAGAGCTTCATCCCCTAATTCGGTTCTATCGATATTTGTATCTGATTCCCACAGAGTCATGATCTCTTCAATATTCATACAATTCTCCTCAATTATATTTCATACTATACTATAAAAATATCTAAAAGTCAATAAAAAAGATTTGACAATTTCAGAATAACCAAGTATAATCATTTATGTCAAGGAAAACTATATTAAACTGTTTGTGCAATATTGTAGTAAGTGTATTTAAATGAAGCTGAAGCCTCTAGATAATTAACATCATTATCAGTCGTATTAAATGTGACACTTGACAATTCTACTGGATATGCATCAATAAATACAACATCATAGTTGATTGTTTTGATGTTAGATAAAACAGATAAATTAATATCAGAATATATACCATCACCTGTATATGTTGGATTCTTCTCTAAATTATAATATTCATTATAATCTAATTTACCTAGATATCTGATCCAATTATGTATTTCTAGATAGTTCTGAAGTTTTTCATCTACTTTAAACGTAATATCCAATGTTCCATAATCCAAGTGATCTCCTGGATATGGAACTGGTACGGATTGATTTGGGATTATTACTGATTTTAATGTTAGTTTTGGAATATTAACTTTCTGAATGAAGAAGTTAACATTAGGAGCTTTCTTTATCAAAAACTTGAAGTTGAGTGGACTAAGATAATTCAGATTAGTTGGTGTATCATTAATCGCTGTCATATTAGCTCCTTTAAACTATTTATATATGAAAAAGGGGAGCATTGCTGCCCCCCAAGTTTCTCGCCCCCTTGTTTATGGGGTCTACTTAGTTAATCTTACATAAGGTTGTTAACAATAACTCTACGATAGTAGACGTTAGTTGAGATCTGGAGACGTCCAGCGCCCTTAGTAATACCCTCGGCGAATGGATTTGCAACCATGCCGTAACGAGTCTTGAAGCCAATTTTTGGCTGGAAAGTGCTTTGATCAACTGCACGAACCATCTGTAGTGGAACGTATGGGCAGTAGAACAAGCCAGCGTCGAAAGCTGAAGAGCCTTTATAGCCGACAGTTAGATAGTTACCACCGACAGCATAAGGATCGATGTAAACTTTTAGACGGCCATTGAGAACACCAGCAAAAGTATTGCCAGTATCATCAACTTCTAGACGGTTTGAGTTAAGAGCAGGAGTGTAATCAAGAACACCAGCCATCTGTAAAGCAGATGCAACATCTGAAGAACAGATAACGATGTTACCCTTGCCTCTACGAGTCTGCTTAGCGATTTGGTTAGCTTCGCGCTCTAACTGGAACATAAGACCTTTGAACTTCTCAACTGACCAACGGCCATTTGAATCAGTGTCTAGATCGAATACACCAGCAGTAGTAGTGTTAAGCTGTGCACCTGGAGTAGCAGTGATGTTGATAGTACGAACTACTTCACGATTGATTTCAGCAAGAACTTCAGCTGAAAGAATGTTAGCAAGTTCAGTCTCAGCGTCTAGACCATGGATTGCTTTAAGATCTTGAGCAAGTTCCATAGTGTATTCTGCTTTAAGAGCACGAGTTAGAGCAGTTACAGTAACCTTCTCGATTGAGAAAGCCATCTGTGGGAAAGTGTTACCAGAGTCAACGCCAAGAGCTTCGCCCTGAGCAGTTGTCATACCAGCACCAGTGTTATAGGTGTTAGTAGCAGTTAGAGGTGTAGTATTAGTAGCACCTGGGATAGTTCCAACGAAACCGTTACCGAAAGTATTAGCATTAGCGCCAGTTAGTGAACCAGAACCAGTGAATGCAGTATTAACTTCGTTATAGAATGTTTCGTTATCAGCAACACCACCGTTAGCGTAACCGCCAGTGCTGTTAGCCTGAGTGTTATAACGTGAACGCATAGCAAAGATAAGGCCAGTTGGGCCAGTCATTGGCTGAACGCCGCAGATGTCATAAGCAATTAGGTTAGGCATTGCACGACGAACGAGGCTGATTAGAACAGGATCGAAAGTATCGATACCGCCAGTACCAGCAGCAGATGAAGATGAACCCATTGCGTTGACTGGAAGAGTTGAAGAAGTCTCAGTTAGAGTCTGGTAGCTACCATGAGCAGCTGACTCACGAAGAGCCTTCTCAGTGTTTTCGAGCATAACTGCAGTAACTGAACGGCGATGCTGATCCTTAATAGAACCTAGAGCATCGTGGTCGAGCACTGGTGCCCACTTGTTTTGAATTTCCTCAGCTAGATACATTTATTTTCCTTTCTTTACTAAGGTTTATTATTTATTTATAAAATTACTTCTTTACAGTTCTTGCGATTGCTTGAACGTAACGATTTACGCTTGGATCGACAGAAACAACATTGTCAGTGACATCACCCTCAAAAGTCTCTTCAGTTATGTTTGAAGAGGGAGCGGTTGGAGCCTTGAAATAGTTTTCTTTAACGATCATTAGCTTCTTTGTGTAGGTGTCGAGATCACCAGTGAATTCGATACCTTCGGCAAGAGCTGCAAATTTTTCCTGCTGTGTTAAGGCAAGATCTGAAGAAATCTCTTCAAAGATGTCCTTACGGGCTTCTTCAATCATTGCTTCTTCAAGTGCTACATTCTTAGTGATTTCTTCGTCAAGTTTCTTTTCAAGAACATCGACTTTTTCAGCAAGAGCAGCAAGAACATCAACTTTGTCTTCTGGGATATCAATATAATGTTCAGCAAATAGACCCTTTAGACCGTCAATGAATTCTTCCATAATTTCGTTACGAAGAGTTGATTCAACAGCAACTTCATTCTCTTTCATCCAATTCTCAACAACATAATCGAGATAAGTGTCAAGTTTAGCTGAAAGTTCTTCTTTGATTACTTCAACTTCTTCTGCTAGTTTTGCTTCAAATTCTTCTTCGAGGCGAACTGTCTCAGTGATAACATGAGCGCTGATAGCAGCTTCGAAAATTGTTTCTACTTTTTCTTTGAACTCTTCGGAAAGATCTTGACCTGAGAACATAGCCTCAACGTCTTCTGCCCAATGATTCTTTGAGTCTAGTTTTGGCATAGCGTCTTTTGTTTTTGGACCTTTACCTAAAGTAGTATCGATTGATGATTGGTTTGAGCCTGAATTGTCACCAACGCCGTAATCTTTTCCTGGGCCAAATTGTGCCATAGTTTTATTGAAAAAATCAAGAAGATCAGTTTTGTCCATTCCGGCCATCATATGAGTCATATTTTTCATCATGGCTACTTTTGAAGAAGTAACAGCCTTATCATCACCAGGAGCGTTTGACTTATCAGCTGATGCATGAGTCTTAAGAGAAGCAGCAGCGATAGTCTCTTCTTTTACTGGACGATCTTTACCGTCGTTAGTGTCTTTCATTACTTTTTCTCTTCTTGCTTTATCTTTTTTGTTAGAAGCAGACCATCCCTCTTCGGCTTCGTCTACGTTCTCTACCTCTTCTTCAACGACTTCTTCAGTTGAATCAATAACGTCTTCGAAGTCTGTTTCGTTTTCTAAATTAGCCATTAGAATAGTCTCCTTATTAAAATTTATAATTATTTATATTAGATAATCTTTTACTGTCAGGGAAGCAATATAATTTTCAAACATAGCCAATTGCTTCTTTTCTATCTCTTCTCTAGTCATTTTACGAATTTCTTTTTTCATTTCATGAAGTTTTTCTTCATGCCATGTGTTCTTTACAGGATCAAAAATCCATTCAACGCCTTCCATGATACCATTAACAAAACATCCTGGACCTGATGGATCTGATACAATATCAACTGTAGATAATTTGAAATCTGGCTGAACAACCATAGTACCGTTTGATTCTTTCAATGAACCCATGCCACGTGTTGAAACTCCACCTTGCCATCCGGATTCAAGAAGACCTTTAACAATTTCTCCCATTGGAGTTTCTGTTATTTTGGCTTTACCATTAACGTAATTACCGTCCCATTTTAGTTCAGTAATCATATGAGAAACTCTATCAAGATTGATAGTTGGACCTTGTGGATGATTAAGTTCGCCTAATGCTCTTTTGGTGTTAATCATCTCACGAATATATCTATCAACTTCTTTTTCCAGAACAGCTTTCGGATATCTTCTTCCATTTTTATTTGTTTCTTCTGCCGTAATAAAACGACCAGCAATGAAATGATCTTTCCTGCCGCTTTCGTTTACTTCGGTAATATAATTTGTTTCTTCTACTAGTTCTGTAATTAGTTTCATTACTGTTCCTTAATTTTTGTAAGCCACTGGAACAGCTAACATGTTAGCGCCAGTAAGCGTGTCTGTTGTATTTTTTTGAACAACAACATACTGAGCATTCGAAACAGTCAGATTTGCATATTCTGAACCAGTACTATCTTTAAATCTAAGTACAGCAGCAGCGCCTGTGTTTAAAACTCTTACTAACACAGAATTAGCAACTGTGTTTGCTGTACCAATAGATATTTCTGCGCCTTGTGGTTTTAAAATATTCATACTAACCTCGCTGCGTCATCTGCTGCGCCGCTATCTGTTTTAGCTGGCATAATTTGACCATCTTCTTTTTGTGTTTTTTTCTTTTTACCACCTTCTAACATTGGCTCGGCAGCATCTTCATGAACCTTTTTAGATTTTTCTGGATGCATACCATAGTAAGCGCCTAGTGCCATTTTCTGACGTTCTTTTTTAGATTTTCCTGCAAACTTAGGATTATCTGAATGAACGAAATCATGGATTACTGAAGAGACTGGAGTTTTCTTTGTTAAAACTTCATCAATCTGCTCTTCTTCTTTTATACCTTTTGCTTTACCAGCAGGAAGTTTAGTGATAGTTTTACCTTTCGAAGCAGAAGAGATAATTGATCTTAAGTCTGATTTTGATGGAGTTCCTGGCTGTCTGAATGGTTTTGGATATTCGTTAGAATATTTCTTAGGATCATCTTTTGAAGAAGAATATTTACGTGTCATAGGGCGAATACCCTCTTCGACGGATTCTTCGTTCATTTTATTTTTATCTAAAAGTAGGTATTTGCTTTTTCCAGTTTTACCTGAACAATCATCTAGATCATGAACTGGGCATTTAGTTCCGGCAGGTGATTCGTTGCAAGTTGCTCCTTCATTTACTTTCATTGAGTCTTTAATATTTTTACGACCCATATTCTTAGCAGCTGGAGTTTCTAAAGATGGTTTCTGTTTTGATCCAGCATAAACATCTGGTCCATTACCAACACGATCAGCATGCTTTTCAGTAGAATGTAATTTAACAAATTCTTGATCGTCGGGTGCCTTTGGGTCATAGTCTACGCCAGGAATAGAACCTGTTGAACCAGGAACTGTTGTAGATTTCTTGACGCCTTCTAGTTTACCCTCTGTAATGGTTCTTAGATGCTTGGCCATTATTCTTCCTCTGTTTCTGCCGCTACAGGATTGAACATCGAAGCAGCAATTTCTTGTTTCTTTATTTCTACCGCTGATCTAAGTCTATCAACCATTAATGAACCGAAATTATTTTCGAATTCAGTTGGCTTCTGATCAAAAGCGTTAGAAATTAAATCCGTTATACTATATTTATTATCATCAATCATTTACATAACTCCTTATTGAGCTGCCGACTGTGGCTGACCCATTTGGGACAATAAACCTTTATTCTTCGCGATAATCTGTAATGCTGATTTGTATTTGGCCTCATCTTGCATTGATCTGTTATCTTTGCCTTTTTCTTTCATTTGGTCAACCACTATCATTGCTTGACGAACAGATTCCATTTTCTTTGCAGTTTCTGGATCCTGTTGTTCTTCTTGTGGTTGATTCATAGCATCCATTTGCATTTGAGCTTGTTGGTTTTGCATATTCATTTGATTCATCATATCTATATTTTGCTCGATAGCTGGATTGATCCATCTACTATCTCCAGAATTATTTTCTTTTGCTATCAGTTTATCTTGCTCATCGATGTCCTCATCAGTTTGCATCATTACTTCTTTGCGGATATAATCATGAGAAACATATTTACCGATAATACCAGCTTGATCGAAAGTTTGAACAAGTTGAACACGGTTTTGAGCAATTTCAGCATTTTTCAATTCAGTGAAATAGTTATCTTTGGCGTAATCAAATTTAATATCTGCAGCAATCTTTTCCCAATCTTCAATTGTCATAACGCCCTTTAGAACTAATTGCTTCTCTAACATTTTAATGAATAGATTGGTAAATTTAGTTCTTAAACGGATAACGAATCTTGCGAACTTTAATTCATCTCTAGTAATTTCAGTTGCACGACCTACTGAAAACAAAGCATCTGAGTTCAATCTTGAAATAGGAACATTTAAGCAGTTTAGAAATTTCTTTTGGAAATATAGAACGTCGTCCATCTGCCCAAGCGTCTGACCTCCAGGAAGCGTAGTAACTTCAGTACCACGACCACCTTCTCTACGTGGTAACCAATAATCTTCAAGCATTGTCATAAACTTGCGATCGTCTCTTACTTCGCCAGTGTTACCATCATAAATTAATCTATTCTTGTGTTTTACCATAATATCGCGAACGTATTGTTCAGCTTTCATTTTTGGTAGATTACCAACATCAATATACCAAATACGGCGTTCAGGAGCACGAGATAATCTATAGATAACTAACGCATCTTCTAGTGTGCGTAACTGATTAAGCGACTTAATTGCTTTATGAAGATACGAAAGAACCATTGTTCCTTGGTTATCAGTTAATCCAGAAACAATATGTAAAATAGAATCTTTGGCAATTTTCAAACCAGTCGTTGATGGGCCAACTACTTTGTTTCCATAGTTGAAACCTTTATCATTGAATATAAAATATTCATTAACTGTTTTGGCAATTGAAGCACCATCTGGGTTTTCAGAGGAAACTCTTTTCTTTGAGATTTCTCTTACTTTACGTATTTTACGAGGATCGATATATCTTACTTCTTTGATGCCAGATTTAGGATCTTTTGGATCAACAATAACATGATAATATAATCTACCATCAACATACCAACGGCGATATATTTCATAAGCATGATTATTAAAATCTAAAATCTTTAGACAATTATTGAAT